CATAGCTTTAATTCGATCGTTATCTCTACAAATTTCGTCAAATGCACCCGCTTTAATTAAATTAACTATCTGAGGTTTATTAACTTTAACCTTACTTAAAAAATCTTCGATAGACTCATATGGTCTATTTTCTATAATTTGATGAATTATATCTGTACCAACTTTTGTGATACCATTTAATCCATAGATAATCGTATTGTTTTTTACATCCGGCGCGAAGGTATACTGAGATTTATTAATATCTGTAGCCACAACTTTTATACCTTCACTTTTCATTTTACCAATTGCAGTCGCTATTTTACCATAGTTTGTTTTTGCTTTTTTCTTTTTCTTTTCTTCTTTTGTCACTACGACTTCTTCTTCATCTTCATCGTCTTCTTCAGCTGCAAAATCTTCCATATTATCATAGAAAACCTCTTCTATGATTTTTTCTTCTCCCTCTTCTTCATCTTCTTTGTTTTCTGTACCGCCACTATCTGAGATAAGACAAGCACAATCCCAAAGAATTGTCGGATAACGAAAGGCTAAATTCAGCTCTTGTAATCCAATCAATGAATATGCAAGTGTATGTGATAAGTTAAAGCCATAACCTTTTGACATTGCAATAAGTACATTCCATGTATACTTACAAAGTTGTTCATCACAACCTCGCTTAGCAATTTCTTCAAAATATTCTTTTGTTAACTTCTCATATTCCGCAGGATTCTTTTTTGCAATTGACTTTCTTAACTTATCCGCCCAGGTCAGATTAAAACCACCAAGTTCAGGAAGCTGAACTAACTGCATAAATTGTTCCTGAGCAATACACAGTCCATAAGAAATATTTAATACTGGCGCCAATACTTCTTTCGCTTCTGCGCCAAGTCCATATTTCTTCAGCTCATAATCCCAGTCAACCGGATGCGCTTTAAATCTCGCTAACTTATTAACTGGCATTTCTCCACCTTTTTCGGTTGCCATTAGACGAATTGCTGAGTTAAGAATTGCCAAGTCATCTACTGATGTTGGTTTCATAACTGCTATTCCTTGGATGCCACTTTGTTTTTCCATTTGGAACAGACTTTGTACTTTATGATTCCAACACATCTCCCACATTTTCGGATCATCTCTTTCAAGATTATATATTCCTACAATTTTTTCATAGGTTTCTTTTAACGTATCTTCTCTTTCCTCATACCCATAATCACAAATTAAATCAATACAATTATGAATCTTATCAAGAGCTTCTACTGAAAGAATATCATATTTAATAAGTCCTGTATCTTCTGCATCATGAAGGTCAAACTGAGTTATAATTTCTCCACTTGGCGCTCGCATTAATGCAGTTGAATTTGTAAACGGCTCGTCTACAAAAATTACTCCACCTGCATGGACGCCGCATCCATTAATTAGCCCTTCAATTCTCTGAGCAACTTCCCAAAGTTCAGGATAATTTTCTTCCATTTCAATTCTAAAATGGGATGACGCAGGAATATTATTTTCGGGATCACCATAGAAAGTTTGTTTTAATGTACGAAGTTGTCCTCTATCTGCTTCAATAAAAGATGAAAGATACTGTGCAGTGTCAACATCAATTCCTAAACCTCTCGCAGCTGTAAGAATTGCTGATTTTGACTTTTCAGTTTTTAAAGTAAGTACATTTGCAACCCTATCTTCACCATAAATGTTTCTGAAGTTTTTTAATACGTCAGCTCTACGGCCGCCCTCAATGTCAATATCTACATCAAGAACTGATACACGCTCTGGATTCAAAAACCTCCATCTAAAAGTTGGAGCCTTTTCTCTTAAAGGATTAATTTGAGTAATTCCTAACAAATACAACAAAATAAATCCAACACCGGATCCACGCCCACAACCGACTAATGTTCCAGCGTCCCAGCAACTATCAATTATATTTTGAAGATTTAAGAAGTATGCGCTCCAGCGGGAACCATTTACTTCTGAAGAAATCCATGTATCTTCAAGACAAGCATTAATTTCATCATAAGTTTCTTTATTCTGTAGGGTACTATCATTAAACACTCTATTTACAATTGTATGAGCCAGTCTTCTATCTTCTTCATATTCAGAATTAAAAAATTTTTCAATATATGGTATATAATATACTGCTTTATTTAAATTTCGACTAGTATTGCTAATCTCTTTCCAATTCAATCTTGGAATATTCAACGGTTTCATTAATGTGAAATCTTCACACTTATTTTTAATTTCAATTATATTTTGATAAGACTTTTGAAGAACTTCTTCTCCTAACTCTTCCTCCATATAATCTCTAATTTCTTCATCGCTCATAAGATAAGTTGTTGCATAAAAATCATCAACTTCTCTATCACCTTGCTGAGCATTAAGAAATGCTTTATGAATCGGTCTATCTTCTTTCTTCAAATAGTGTGCGTCATTTGTTATAATATATTTCACTCCAAATTCTTCACTAAGTTTAACCAACTCATTATTTACATATATCTGATCTTTGTTCTTAGATGGTTGCATCTCAAAATAGAAATCCCCATCGCCAAAGATTCCTTGTATTTGTTTTATCCAAATATAAATTTTCTTTTTAAGTTCAAGCGCAGTCACATTTTTACCTGTACCTCTTTCCATCTCTAAAAGACGTAAAAGTTGTGTTGGTAGACAGCCGCCAAGACAAGCTGTACTACCAATCACATGACCAGGATTTGCTCCAATAATATCAATTAAATCTTGATAATATGTTGGAACCCTACGCATCCTGCGCGCGACCCAGCTTCTCATCCATGCACGAGTTGATATTTCACGAATTTGCTGATGACCGATCGCATCTTTTGCGATTAAAATGAAATGATAATATCTATCAAAATCTTTATTAAAGTTCTGATTCGTTAAACCATTTCTAACTAAATAAATTTCATTACCAAAAAGAACCCTAAAATTAGGGTTATCTTTTTTTATTTTATTATAATACTTTTCTGCCCGAACTGCACTAGCTATTGTGTCATGTTCAGTAATTGCTACTACTTCATGTCCAAGTTCAATTGAATAATCAATTAATGATTCTACTGTGTTAATTGAATCTCTAAGCCTAAAATTTGAGAAATCGGTATGGTTCCTCAATTATGAAGACTACCTGGATATTTTATTTTATTAGTTGTCTTCATAAATTGCATCACCTCACTTTCTTATTTAACATTTATTTTATTTTATAATTTATTATACCAAAAATTTAATTATTTTTCAATTTATATTCTTTTCTAATATTGTGTTTATAGTTGTGTAAATGCTTCCAAGTTTTACATCTATTAATATCATATAAAATATTTAAACTAATATTTTCATCACGACTAATTTGAGCTAATGAACGTTTGTCTTGTTCTAAAAAATGAATAATATTTTTAGCTTCGTTTTCAGAAATTTTATTAGTTCCATTTAACTCTCCTCTAAAAACGCTCCCTTGACTTTCTTTTCTAATATTATTTTTATAATTATGTAACCAACACCAAGTTTTACATCTATTAATATCACTAATAGCATTTCGATGAACCTTATATTCTTTTGACATCTCTTTCATAGAAATTTTAGTATTTGCTAATTTATCAATTATTTCATTCACTTGTTGTACAGTTAATTTTGCCCAAGGATTTTCATCACTTTGATATTCTTCTCCACCACGTGTTAAATTATATCCACCATCTCTGTTATCTAGAACACAGCAATTATAATAAGTAATCCAATATTTTTCTCGATCTCTTAATTGTTTTGTAGTACACTCTTCTACTACTTCAAAATCAAAGGCTTCTTCTCCAATTTTCTGTAAGACGGAATCAAAATAAGAATATGGAGAAGGAGAGTGAAGATGCTCCCATTTTCTTCTGGTTATGTTAGTACTTCTACCAATATAAATTTTATTATTTGATTTGTTTTGATATTTATAAATTCCGATCATTTTTCATACCTCCTACTATTTATAAGTAGGAATTATTTAGGAAGTCTACATAAAATTATGCAGTTTTCCGAATTTTAACATTTAATATAACTATTAAATCAATTAGTGGAATTTTTCATTTTACTTAGTTGTCTCTTTCACTGTTACAGAAATAATTTTGTAATCATAGTTCCAACCGATATCACTTTCACCCATTAATAAGTCTTTTTCGATCTCTTCTTTTGTGAGATCGTTGTCAACTTCAAATTTTACTATAATTTCCATTCTGTTAGCTCCTTTTAACACACTTTAATGGTGTTGATAACGTATCAAAAAAATTATAACTCCTGTTGTTGCGCTAACTCCAATAGCACAAATAATTGCCTCTAACACTCCTTTTATTCCTCCATTGCTAGAAAAAGAAGATCAAATTATTCCCATCCCCACTCCTCTGACATTTTAAGAAGTGCTAGCGCTGCGGCATTTTCACGATCAATTCGTTCTTTTTCTTCTTCACTCTGTTTTTTATATTTTTTAGGGACAACATTTTCTATAGGACACCATTCAGGAAGAGTTTCTTTGCAATCTAAATTACCTCCTATTATTTTGTCTGTAATATCACATACGCATGTACAGAAAGGAGAAAAATCGTCTTCATATATGGTATAAAGTCCACATTCTACACAAGTGGTTGGCATCTTTCTATTTACAACTATTTTATACATTTCAAACTCCTTTCTATTCTTTATTTTCTATATATATTATATCAAAATTTTGTTAATTTGTCAAATAATATTAGTCATATTCTTTTAAGAAATAGTCTGTTTTAAAACAAATTCCCTCATAATTTTTAGAACATTCTGGGCAGCCAATATTATTATAACATAAATATTTACATCCTACACAGTTTTTTAATTGTAAACATCTTACATCTACATATGAACCTCGTCCAATATTTACTATTAATTTTCCATCTAAAACATACCAAGAACGACCTAATATTTTATCTATAAGCGAATCCTTTAATTTTATTAATTCGTGCCTTCCTTCAATAATAATTTTATTATTATTTATATCTTTTATTTCCTGAGAAGCAGAATTAAATTCATAAGTTTGATATTTTTTCATTTTAAAACCCCAAACTATTATCGCTAATTTCAAAGTCGCTAACAAAAATTTGTGGAGTATAATTGCCCATCCATTCGTTCATATTCGCGCGACCGACAACATCAATCTTCATTTGCTTATATTCCTTAAACTCATTAAGTCTATCTTTACACTTAAAGAACATATAAGCTATTCCATTTTTCATTACCTTAACAGTATCTTGATTCTTACCCATTACTTGAATATCCGAGGAAGTTACATTAATATCCATAACATGAATCATTGGCTCGTTATTATGCTGTCCCCAAATGTTTTCATGGTCAGTAAGATTACTAATTAGACTTGCGATATCTTTATCCATTGCAATTCTTTCAAAGTTTACTTCATACCAATTTTCACCAAAGTCAACGTTAGCCAATTCTTCATTTGCATATTTATGGAAGTTGCTTAAATTCTTATCATAAATTCCAATACCACAAGCATTGTCATGACCAGCTGTGAAAGTAAAGAATCCGCTTTCATCCATAAAGTTTTTGAAAGAAACTAGCTCTGACTCATTAAGTCCTCTACTCGAACCTTTAATTTCCCCCTCATCATTTAATCTCGCAACAATTGTCGGACGTTGATAGCGCGCCACCAACTTCATAGCTATTAAACCATTTAATTCTGGAGGAAAATCTTCGACATCAAGTCTTACAAAAAGAATTTTATTTTCAAGTAAATCATATTTATTAATTTTAATCTCTAGCTCTTCTACAGCTTTATCCAAAATGCGATTTTGTCTTGATCGTGCATTTGTACATTCTCTAGCTGACTCAATAGCAACTTCTTCCATTGTACCTTTGGCTCCGCGCTTATGACTTTCTACCAGCTTATGTCCGTCAATAAAAGCTTCAAAACAACGCTGTTTTTCATCTTCTGTACCAACACGAATCATTGCATTGATAAGAGGTGTTATATAAAAAGCTACTGTCATTGGAGTAACTTTCCCTCCCATTGAATACTCTTGTTTATTACATAGACTTTTAAAGAAATAGTTGCGAATATTTTTAAACCCCTCTTGAATTATGTATCTGTTTTCTAATTCCAGCACACTCATCATATCGCTAACAATACCAAGCGCCGCCAAGTCAATTAATTCGTTTGCATAATTATCCTTTCGAAGCTTATCATATTCTCTACAAAATTGCCAAGCTACACCTGCGCCAGAAAGATCTTTATTTTTGTATGATTCGCTTAGTTGATTATTAATAATAATAGCATTATCACTATAGTCATCAGATTCAGATAAATGGTGATCCAATACTAGGCACCAAGCGCCATATTCTTTTAGCATGTCGTGATATTCTTTATCATTCGTACTGCTGTCTGGAAGAATAACCACATCCCACTTAGTATCCGACTCAATAATATCTCCGATCGTATCGCTAAGCCCATGTCCTTTGCCTTTATGTAATACATATCCTATATTAAGATTTGGATTAGCATGTTTAAGATAAAGATAAATAATTGATGCGCTAGTAAAGCCATCCACATCGCTATCTACGACAATCATAATATTCTTATTATTAAGCACATCGCTATTTAACTCTATTACCCCATGAACTATATTATCGAGATTTTCAGGATCTTCTAATAAGTCAATTGTTGGTTCATAAAATTTTTCTAAATCTTCTGGCGGTAAACCCCTGGAAACTAATAGGTTATTGGTATAATCATTCTTATAATTTTCATTCACTAGTTTTATCTTCATTTTCACCATCCTCTATATTCCAAATATTAACTATTATGTTTTCATAAAAACAGGAACAGCAGCTAAGTTCTTGTTTAATATCTTCTTCAATGAATTTATTGCCCCAACCCGTATCTGTTTCCATGTATACTAATATTTTCTTTTTCATTTCATTTTGTCTCTTTCTTCATCTTCCTCTATAGCAAAGGCCATTTGAAGCATATAAGCTCGTAATTTAGCGTCTGTCAAATATTCGATTCCCTTAACAGAAACAAGATTAGTTAAGTTATCCAAATCCTTTATAAGATCTTTTAAAATACTTTCTTGTTCATAAATTGATATCGTCATTTTACTTTTACTCTCCTTTCTAGTAGCTTTTTAAATATATCTTCTCCTTTATCGCTTGGTGAATCTTTTAATTCTAGCAGTTTATTTCTATCATATATAAAGGAGAAATTAGCAAAGTTTATATATTTACTGCACATTTTATATAACTTATTAAAATAATTATCAGCTGGCGGTATTTCTTCTTTATCAAAACATAGTACAATCTCTTGTGGATGACACTCTTTAATCAATATTTTAATCTGCCATTTATTTAACTGGCTACCACATACAGCTACTGCACAGTTATCCATCTGAAAATCTTCGCATTGCATTACTGATTTTTCAGATTCAAAGATATAACAAATACCACTCTTTTTAATATTCTCTTTGGTTATATTTAATCCATATAAATTTAAACTAAGTGGATGACTATACCATTTCTCTTCTAATTTAACTGGCATATATTTTCCCACATTTTCAACTTCCCATTCGTTGAGGGCGCGCCCTCGTATTCCAACTAATTCACCATTAACATTATAGTGCGGAATAATAATTTTGTTTTGAACAAAAGAATAACAAATATCAAACTTATCCATTGTTTCTTTAGATATTCCATCGTTAATCCATTCTGGTGGATAGAATTTCGTAAAACAATCTAGCAATCCTTTTGAGTAAGTCGGCAACTTTGGAATCTCTTGATATTTATATTTGTCTTTCTTGCTTTTATATTTTTTTAATTTGAAATTATCTATTAAATTAAAATTAGAACAATCTAAAATAACTTGGTAGATATCACTATACCAATCATAATCAATTCCTTTTGTTTCGTAATACATTTTAAGAAATTGAAAAATCGTCAGCGCGCCACATTCGGTATAACACAAAAACAAATGCGAATTTTCATAATAATATAATTTCATTGATGCTTCTGATGCATCTTCGTTATGACAAATAGTTGGGAAAATAACATAACCAGGTTTTTGAATGTAATCATCAGCTCCTAAAGTAGTCATTAATTGAATGACTTTTTCGGTATTTAGGTTCTCAATAATCCCTTGATAATCAATCAATTACCTCACCATCTTCTAACCTTTCTAACAAATGTCTAAATTCTATATCCTGTTCAGAATCCCAACTTTTAACTTGATATTCTTCTCGCTCATAGAATCCTTCTATTGGCTCTAATCTTGAATTAGTTACAAATAAATCTTCTTTTTTCAAAGTACCTAAATTCATAATTGACCAAATTCTAACTTGTGTCCATTCTCCACTACGAACTTTAAAAATATCAGTTACAAGATTCGGCATCCCTCGCTCATCAAATAACGGTTCAAGAACTTCTAACTCTTCCTTAGTTGGTCGTGCCATAACTGATCCATTATCAGCTTTATTGATCGTACTGCGGCCGCCCGCTAAGGTTCCTTCCCCTCTTATCTCTTTATTATCATCACCTTTTGCATTTAATTGGGTTGACGTAAACATTGCTACATCTAATTCAACAGCTAAATCTTTTAATGCCGTAGCAAACATTAGCAACACTTCATCATTTCTTAAAGCAAATCCCTTAAATTCATTAAGTAGCGACGGTCCAATAAAGATATAATCATAAAACACATATTTAATATCTTTTGTGATACAATTTTCTCTAACAATAGTTTTTACAAGTTCTATTGTTGGATTCGGCATTTTAATTAAAGTTAAATTATCTTCATATAATTTCATTACTGAAATCGCTTGAGTTATAATACCTTTTTCTCTTTCGTTAAAATCTCCATACTTAAACCTAGCTTCATTAAAATCAGTCAAATAAGCTAAAATCATTTTTCTAACTTCTTTAAACTGCTGCTCTGTAACAATGAATAAAACTTTTTCACAGTTACCTTTCTGTTCCCATTCACAAGTTGTACTATTATATCTGAATGGATACGCTAAAAAGCACGCATCCGCTACAGCATTTCTTGTCTTACCAACCGAACTTGCTGCCGATCTGATTGTCAATGTACCAGCTCTCGCGCCATCTATGATTTGATTATAAATAGAACCTTGCACTGGTAAACCTATTTCTTGAAGCTCTCCTAACTCTTCAACAAAATCTTCAATTCGATTTGCAGCGCTTTCTACTTCTATCTCATCATTTACTTCATACTTATTTTCTAAACCAAGAATTTTCCCACGAATCTGATTTGTAATCTCTTTCAAAGTTAATGATTCAAATCTTCTATTAATTTCTTGATACCTTGGATTCGTTAAATCTTCTTCATAAAACTCGCTAATGTCAAAACCATTTCTCTGTAAGTCTTTTAAAAGATTTAGCTTTTTCAGTTTATTATAATAGTATGGAAAATTTTCTACTTCAGCTAGTTCAATAATATCTAACAAATATTCAATACCATTTTGCTGATCGAAAGTTTTCTTAGCAATCTCATCTGAGTTAAGAAAGTTTTCAATATCAACAATTTGTATCTTTGGCGCGCCGTTGCGATATAATCCATTAATTGCTGAATAAATATATTTCTCAAACTTACTTGGGAAATCCGTTAATACAAATGAGTATTTATCAATTTCACTTAAAAATTGAGGATGCTTAATTAGACTACCTAAAACTTGCTGAATACAGTTCTTATCTATATTCATTCATCATTCTCCATTTCACTTATTGCACTAAGATTAACTGTAAATTTTTTCTCTTGAGTTTTCTTACGGATAACCCTTTTCTTTCTTTCTCTGCCTTCTCTCATTTGTTGCTCAATTCTCTGAACAATTCCATTACTTTCTCTTTCTTTTGTAACCCAATAACTACAAGCTTCTTTATAAATAAAAGGAACTATCCCAATTCCGCCATGTGACTTATCCCAATCGCCACCTTTAATATCATAAAAGTATTTTAACGTAAAGAAAATTCCTTTATTCGTCATATTTTCTTGAACAAATTTTCTTCTTTGCGCTTCGCACATATAGTAATCATATTTTACTTTTAAATCTCGTGATATATAGTCATAAATAAAACCTATATATGCATCGTCATTTTCTGGCGTACTCTGTTTCCAATTCTCATAACAAGACTTATGATAAAACCAATTTTTACTTGGCATTATCCAATCCACATCTTCTCGTTCTATATTCCTATCAATTGTTTGCCCGCATATTCTACACTTAACTGGTTGATACTTTTTCATTTATTCACCTCTTTTCCTAATTATATTATATCAGAAAAGCGGAATTTTGTCAAATTTAAAAGAGCCTTGCGGCTCTTAAAAATTTTGACACTTATTTCTTCATGTCCCTCATATCAAGTAAAACCAAATTAAATAAATCAACCTGGTCTTCTGTTATTTCAGAAAGTTTAATTTTTCTACCGAAAATCATTTCAACTTTCTTTAAAATAATATCGGCATTTGCAGTATCTTCTTTTACAAGATCTGACCACAACTGTGAAGCTTCTTCTCTAATAGCATTGAAATCAAGTTGTTCCTCAACTTTAGTTTCAAGTTTATCCACTACAGTCGCGCCATCAACATCTCTCTGTTTATCAATTGCTTCATTAATAGCAGCTACAAGTTCATCATATCCCAACTTAATTTTAGGAGCAAGATATTTAAACCTACTTCCTGCCATTACAGTAGGAGTCTGACGAGTATATAGCCATCTTGTGCTATTCCCCACATCATCCCATTCAGTTGAAATATATCCAATTATATCTACAATCTGATTGACAACTTCATAACACCTCTTCGGCATTGATGGAGCCAAAATTTCAATCTCACTATCATCGCTTGTCTTTTCTTTTCTTGTTTCAATATGTGAAATCAAAACAAGACCATATCCAAGCATAGTAATTTTTCGTAGACATTTTTCGAACTCTTTCTTTGTGGCTGCATATCCTTGTCCCCAAGGAATATCCGCAACAGTTTGAACACCGTTTTGCGCGCAAACAAACTGCTCGCACATTTCATATGCGATAGTTGTTGTATCAATAGTAATAGTATCATACATTTCACGAGCTTCAGGTTTTTCAAGCTGTCTAAGAACTAATTTAAAATCCAATTATGTTATCCTATAGGCTTTTTATCCTATAGTTCTTATACTTCATATTCGTATAAGTTCAGCATATCTTTTCAACTTCCGCCGGAAAGTTGCGAAGTCTCTTGGAGTTATATTTCTCTTTCATAAGATTCAAAAATTTTTCTTTTTTTCTTTTTAGACACAAACAATTTGGATAGTATAATATATTATAAATATCTATACTAGCTTGACTTCTATATCTAATACATACATTATTATGATCAGTATATAAATTAGAAGATTTAACCCCATGTTCTACAAAATAATTATTTATATCTTCTAATATTTCTTTATTGGCACTAGTAATATTTACTCGAAAACCAGTTCCATCTTTATATATACTACCATCGCCATCAAAATAACCACGAATAAAATCTTTCCAATATTGTTTGTCTAATACTATAGGCATCTTTAAAGTTCCAGTTTTATGAGGAATAATTCCATATTTTGCTAAATCATTTTTTATTTGTGCCGAATAGCAATGCCAACCACAACTTTTATATCCATTGGATGAATATTCATATACTTCACAACCACCTATTTCTTTTTGAATCATCTCTAAATGATTTTTATCTTTAATAGATAATTGAGATTGTATTCTATTTCCTTTTTTAGAAATATTACCATCCGCCGCTAAAAAACCCATAATATATGCCATATTAGCATTTTGAATAGAAAAATAATTGTTATTAACTTGAATACTGGGCATCTTCTTGAACCTCCCCTTATAAAAAAGTTTAATACTCTATGCGTTGCGCGTGTTACTCCTTTTAAAGAATAACTTCCGCTCTGATTCCCATCTCAGGGTTCCAGTTTTTTACTTCGTTTATTACTCATTGGTCGCCCAATGAGAGGCCAATTTATTCAGCCCACTTATTAATATCAATAGCTCTAATGCCATCAATTGCGTTATAGCCTTTTTCAAAAGCAATTAAAAGATTTTTGGGAAAGCGGGAAGCCAAAGTGGTTTTCCCAGTCTTTGGCTTTCCATATACGAGGATATATTTTCCTTTCAAATCTCTTGAGATGACAGTAGGCTCGATATTGAGAATATCTATAGCCATAGTTGTCACCTCCTATTAAAATCCGAGGTCTGCAAAACCGTTATTTGCATTTTGTACGGGTGCCTTCTTGGACTTAGTTCTAGACATATCTCTGTCTTTCTGCTCTTCAAGTCTAGCCTTTCTTTCAGCTATAGCTGTTCTGATTTCACCCTGATCGAAAGCAAGATCACCATCAAGAGGTTCCTGAGAGCCACCAGTTATAATAAGATCACTCTTATTGACGGTTCTAATTTTCTCAATTGGTTCGCCAAAATCAACTGCTTCATATACAGTTTCTACAGATGAAGAGAAGTTAAGTCTTCCTGCTGCCTTTACAGTATCTCCAACTTCCCAATAATTTGAGATAGCATCGATAACTCCCTGGCTTTCACCGAAGAACTCTACGATATCAACCTTACCACCATACTGCGGCAGAGCTGCCTGGATACGATAACGTCCAGTAGGTTCTTCATTTCTATCGAGTTCTTCGCCCTTTGCAACTATCATAAACTCAGCTTCAAAGGTTGCCTGTGGTCTACAATCAGAAGCCTTAGCAATTTTCTGAACGAAGGAAGCATTTATTCTTGGGAAAGAAATAAGTCTTCCATCCGCAGAATAATACTCATTCATTTTAATGCTTGCGTTATTGATGCGAATTCTATCTGCTCCTTCTTCTCCACCTGCAGCCGCGATTGACGTAAATTCATTCGCAACTCTCTGAATAGACTCATAAGCTGGATTTGGCTTGCCAGCATTGGTTAGCTTAGATGAGAACATATGAACTGGAACGGTCAATTTCATTTCCTCTCCATTAATCGGTTGAGTTACATTGACCATAATCTTTCCACCAATTGCGTCTACATCTACACCATTTTTCTGAAAAGTGCTAGGATGAATATCAACTTCAGCAAGTATACCTTCAATTTTTACTTTATTATCTGCCTGTCTTAACATTAATTTTACCTCTTTCTTTATTTTACTTTTCCTTTAACTTGCTAAAGAAAATTAGTGGGATTTTACTCCCACCTTTTCTTTTGTGCTGTGATTACTCATCTTCGCTAGGAACAAAGTTAACGCCCTCATCTGTCAGAACGACATAAGTAACCGGCTTATCAGCGCCTTCAACTTCTACCTTTTCTCTTACAGCGAGCTTTTTCTTAGTCAGGTCGGTAACATTTGCTCCTACTGATCTTGGACCTCTACCAAGAGCTTCTGCCAATTCATCAATGGAAACCTTTCCACCATTAGCCTTTACATAATCGAGTACCTGTGTGCTTTTTTCAGTCAGTTTCATAATAATTTTCTCCTTTTGTTAAATAAAATGTTTTAATGTTTTGATTATGAAAGTTCTTTTCTTAACTTTCTATATATATTATATATTAAATTTTGATAAAACTCAAATTTTCACAGCTGATAAATTCTAAAAAATTGTCATACCAATGACGTTGGTAGAATCAGTAATCTTAATTGATTTCGTACCTTGCGCGCCCTTGCCTAATAGATTAATATCAGATAGTTTTATTTTAATTTGAGCTTTATTTGCAACTATTATTGCCTCAGTTTCGGTAGAAATTGGTGCAAAAGATACTAATTCATCTGAATTATCCTTTAATTTGTGGATTTTTCCACCTTTCACTCCACGATTTGTAATCGTAAACTCAGAAATAGGAGTACGTTTCGAATAACCGAGTTTACTAATACTAATAATTTCCTTAGCTGTTTGAGGAATTTCTTTAGCGCAAACTAAACAATCTCCCTCATTTAACTTTACTCCTTTAACGCCT